AGCTCTTCAAGCGACGCGATTTTTATTGCTTTCAGGAATGCTGCCGCGGCGTGTCCGGGATCATCGTGTCGCGGAAATGCCGCGTACCATTTTTCGAAACCTTGCTCGGCCGCACTCGCGCGCCGCGCGCGCTGAGAGTGAGAGTTCGAAGAACTCGAACTAGGTGAAGGTGAAGGTGAAGGTCTACCGGACTGCTTATCGCTGAGCGGTAGCTCAGCTACTTGCTCGGCATCGTTTGAGCTATTCGGTTGAGAGTTGCTCCAGCGCTTTTCAGCGGTGCGCTTGCCGCCTGCTGAGCGCGCGCTGTAGTTCGCTTCGGCCTTGGCCAGTTCCTCACTGACGCGATCGCTCCTCCATCCGTCCTCGGCAATCTCGAAGAACGCGGCGATCGTCGGCTTGATGGCGAGCCAGCGCTTGATCGGCAGTTTGGTAATCGCCGCCATCTCTTTGTCGGTCGCGAGCAGGACGCCGCCACGCACCCAGGTCGCATCGATTAGGCGCCGATAGGCGCCGTCCTCTTCGGCATCGAGGTGCATCGTCTTGCGCAGATAGTCGCCGATGTACCACGGCATCCAGGTGTCGGGCCGCGCGCCGCTCATGCTGCCTCCCGCTGTGCGAGGCGATGCGCCACAATCACGGCGATATTTTTGAGCCTGACGCTGGCCCTCTCGAAATCTTCCGCGTCTGCGCGCAGCAGGGCCGCGACAACCCCATAGGCTGCGTCGCCGAATGTGCGCTTGTCCGTATCGTCGACGAGCTTCCAGTGTCGGCCGCAGAATGTCGCGAGCGGATGCAGCCGCTGCTCGGTGCAGCCTTCGACGGGACAGCCTTTCATGCTGGCCTCCTCAACCGATGGAATGTCGGCGGTCCCTTGTGATCTTTGCACCACACGAACCAGCCGAAGGCGACGGCGCCGCCCTTGGCTTCGAGCGCGGAATCGCCCGGCGGCATAGAGACGCGATTGGCGAAGCAATAGACGCGCGCGAGCGGCGCCACATCGAGGCACCAGGCGCGCAGCTTCGCCTTCGCGGTGCGGCCGGTGCCTCCCTCGGCGAAGGACCAGCGCAGCAGCATCGCTACCTTGTGCTGGGCGAGGCCGAGCGCTCTCTCGATGAAGCGTTCTGCCAAAGAGAACGGCGGATTGCAGATGATCGACATAGGGACAAGCGTGCGGGTATCAAGAAAATCGCCGCGAGAGAATCGGCCCCTTGATCTATCGGCGATATCGAAACCCCGCGCTTCCAGGCCGCGATCCCAGCAGGTGTCGACGATATTGCCCTTGCCGCAGGCCGGATCGAGAATCGGTCCGAAGAAATGCTCGGCATCGAGCAGCGCATCGACCGCCCAACGAGGCTCGCAGTAAAAATCGAAGCCGGTGCGATCGTAGCCGCTGACAGGACGAGAGCCCTGCCGATGGCTGGAGTTGATGCCGACAGAGGCCTGAAGAGCCGTCATGCCGCCTCCGCTTGCGGCTCGCGCAGCAGCAGCAGAGCCAGCGCGTCCGCTTCGTTATCGTCCTTCGGGTCGAAGCCGCGCGCGCGCATGGCGGCGATCATCTCGGGCTTCTTGGCGTTGCCGCGGCCGGTGGTGGCTTTCTTCAAGGTCATCGGGTTGACGCCTCGGCCATAGGCGATGCCGTGATGCTCGGCCCAGGCGAGCAGCGTCGCGCGCAGCCCGATCGCCACCTCGCCGGCCGCCGCGTTCTTCCATTGGAGGCCCGCCGCGCGCTCGAAGATCACTTCCTCGAGCTCGGTGCCGTTGCGCTCGATGCGGAATTTGACGCTGTGCAGCCAGGCGCGGAATTTGAGGTAGCGCGCGCCTTCTCCTTCATGCGGCTCGCAGGGGAAGGAGATCGCGCCGCTCTCGATCTTGCCGCTCGGCCATTTCAGCGCCCAGCCCATATGCGTGCCGAGATCGAGGGCGAGGGTCGCGTAGGTCACGCTGACGCGCTCGCGTGCGCGCTGTTGGCGGCATCGACGCGCCTCATCGCGCCGGCGCGCCAGCCGCGGTGCCAGGTGTCCGCGTCGTCTGTCTCGACGAATTGCGGACAAGAGGTGCGCGCGGCGCCATCCTCGCCCGCTTGGAAACCCTGCGCGTAAATCGCCTCATCGCGACCCCCGCTTTTCGGGTCGCCTCCATTGGGGGCTGATTTCTTAACATCGCTCTCGGCGCGCGCGATCGACGCGCCATTCGCCTCGTGCTGCTCCGCCTGCTTCCACTCGTCGATGCGGTCGAAGAGGCCGAGCTGCGTTGCGTAGGTCTGCACCGAGCGCAGCACCGCATCGGCGGTCGCGGGATCGTCCTTGAACAGCTTGAACACCAGCTTGGCCGGCTTCTTCGCGATGCCGTCGCTCTCAGCGGCCTTCCAGGCGGTCGACAGCGCTTGGTTCGCGGCCTTCTGCGCGGTCTCGAGCCGGCCGATCTCGGCGAAGTGCTTTTTCAGCACCTCGGGCGGGACATTGCCGCCGATCATGCCGCGCACCTTGGCGCGCGCGGCGTCGCCCTTCTCGGTTTCGGTGGTTGCGGGCTGCTGCTTCTTGCGACGGGCCATGGCGATCCTTTCGGTTAGGTGCGCAGATAGAGATCGTTGAGGGAGACTTCGCCTTCGGTGTAGGCGACGATTTTTCGTGCCAATTCGGGCGAGGCGTCGAATTCGTCGGGATGCTCGCAAAGCCGGGTGATGTGGGCACCCGAGATGCCGAGATCATTGGCCACCGCCGAGCGGGTCTTTTTGGTCTTTTCGATCCAGTCGCGCAGATGCATCTCAACCCCTCGTGGCCCCCGACCGCCTTGACACTAGATGTAGATTTACACCCAGTGTCAATTGTAATGCAACCGTTTTTGACATGGGCTAAAGTGGACGTGCGCGCGGCATCCCCCATGCTCGTTACATGGCGCGTAAGACCGGCAAGGAACTTGAATTGGGGCCGAACTCCATTCGGAGATGGCGCGAGTACCGGAATCTGACGCTGGAACGCTTGGCGGATCGCGTGCGCGAGCTCGGCGAGCCGATCACCGCCACCTCATTGTCGCGAATCGAGCGGCGAAAACAGCCCTATTCGCAGCGCATCCTCGAGCGCTTGGCAGACGCCTTGCGGTGCGATCCCGCGGATCTGGTCATGCGAAATCCGCCGTCGGCCGATCAGGTCGAAATGTGGGCGGTGATCAAGGGTATGCCGGAGGAAACCCAAAAGAGAGCGCTTCAGGTGCTGAAGGCGCTCGTCGCTTAAGGTGACGCGATGAGAATATTTTTGATGATGGTCTCCGCGCTGATATTGGCCGGCTGCCAGCCTTCGCTGGAATCCTTCAACGAGCGCGGCGGCGTGATCCGCCACACGCAAGCCGGCTCGAACATGGCCGGCGTCCAAGCCATGGCCGACAAATATTGCGCCATCTACGGGCGCGTCGCGAAGATCACCAGCACCGACATCTTGTTGAGCGATACCGTCACTTTCGACTGCATCGACAAGTGAGCGATTGGGAGGCGACGGCGGGCGGTATCTGCATCGCGCTGTTTCTTCTCGTCCTCGCTGGGCTCTATCTGATCCCCGATCGACCGCACAGACCCGCTCCGCAGCCGGTCTTCGCGCGCGTCGCGACAAGCAATGGCGGCTCGGTCGTTGGGCGGCTCCTTCCGATGCAAAATTGCCCCGCCGCCGTCATCTGCGCTGATCCCTTGGATTACCGTCCCTAAATTAAAATTGACACCGAGTGTCATTTTTCGCTTGCCTCGAAATTGACACCGGGTGTAAAAGCGACGCCATCACCTCAACGCGACGGGTGATCGGCGCGCCGACGATCGGCGTAGTGGGGGAATGGGCAACGTCTCGTTTGGTTTGAGCGAGACCGCCTCTCTCGACGCGACGACCCGCCATCGCAACCCCGGTGGCGGGTCCAAGAAAGGGTACGGGGTTATGCTTCAGGCAGCGAACAGCAATTTCGCAGCCTCGCTCGATCAAGCGGTTATCGGGCAGGCGATCACGATCCGGCAACCTCATCGCAAACACGGCCGATGCTATGCGGCCTTCGCCGGTCACGTCGGCGACGGCAAGCACATCCTGGCGCGCAAGCTGATCGCCAGCATGTGGCGCTCGCGCTGGACGAAGCCGCTGCCGGTGGCGCGCGCCGATGTTCTGGGTGTGCATTTGCACGAGGCGGGGGCCCGGTAATGAACGGAATCGACCTTCCCTCGATCACCGCGGCGCTCACCGACGCGCACCTATCGATCTGGCGCGAGGCGCAGCAGGACATGGCGCGCCGCATCGCCCGCGCTCTCCAGCCGCTGACAAACCCGAACCATAGCGAGGCCGAGCGGTTCGAGGCCCTCAGCAAAATCATCTCGATCTGCAAGCAGGCGATCCTGTGAGCCCGCTGCTCTATTGGGTCCTGCTCGTCGCGATGGGTATCAACCTGCTCCTCTCGATCGGCTGGCCGTCATGAGCGCGTGGGACTTTCCGCGCCCGACGACCGGCATCTATGCGCGCACGCTGCTGCCATCGCCGACCTACGATCATTGTTTCGAGCTCGAGCGGCGCGGCGATCAATTCTTCTGCCGGTTCAAGCGAGACGGAAGTGTTGATCGCATCATCGCCGATTATTGGGAAGAGGTGCCGCCGCCATGAAGCGCGCCGTGATTCTACGCTACTACACGCTCGAAAGCGCCGAGGGCGCGCGCGTCACCCTCGCCGAGGCCCTCGATGCGTCGAGCCAAGAGCCGGTCGCCGCGTATTCGCTGCAGATGATGGAGGCGTGGTTGAAACGCAACGGGTTCCGCTGGCTGCAAGGATCGAGCGGCGTGTGGGTGCCGGCGTGACGATTCTGGCGCGGCCTTGAAGGGAGCGCTCTTCGGAGGACCGACAAGAGAGAGGAGATGACGATGGCGAGATATCACGAGGGACGCACGGTCGAATGGGGTCACTGGGCCATCACCTTCATGGAGCCCCAGCCAGATCCCACGAAGAACTACGGCGTGATCATCGGCCATGTGAGTTTCCCGGTCGGCACGCGCGGTCCTGTCGATGGGCTGAAGCGCGACTACTACCGCGAGATATGCCGAGCCTGGGTTGAGCAAGGCATCCGTCCGCTTGGTCTGGAGGCGTATCCGTCATGAAGCTCGCCAAGGCGTCCCGCCTCGCTCGCCGTCATACGGAGAATTGCCCCGATCCGCGCGATCCCGATTCTTCCCGTGAAGGCATGTTCCGCGATCACAACTGCTGGAAATGCCGGTCAGGAGAATTGCCCTGTGTCGTCGGCAATCCGAGGCAATGCGAATGCCCGCACGCGAGGAACGATTGAGCATGAACACGGAAATCGTCACCGCCGAAAAACCCGCTCTTCCGGCCGTCTCCGATCAGGAGCCGGGCAATCTGCTGCACGCCATCGTCACCCTCGCGAAAGATTCGGCGGTCGACGTCGCCAAGCTCGACGCGCTGCTCAAAATGCAGGAGCGGCTTGAGGGCCGCGACGCCGAGCGCGAGTTCACCGCAGCTTTCGTCCGGCTCTCGGCCAAGATGCCGCGCGTCAAGAAGAATGGCACGATCAGCCTCGGCACGAACAAGGGCTCGATCCCCTTCGCCAAATGGGAGGATATGGACAAGATCATTCGGCCGCTGCTCAACGAAGAGGGCTTCGCGCTTTCCTTCGACAGCGCGCCGCGGCCCGGCGATGGCGGCGGCCTCGTCGTCACCGGCAGGCTGGAGCGGGGCGGTCACGCGCGGACGGCCTCGATCCCACTGCCGCTCGATACCGGGCCCGGCCGCAACAACCTTCAAGCGATGGGCTCGACCCTCAGCTACGGCAAGCGCTACTGCGCCGAAATGCTGCTGAACATCGTCCGCGAGGGCGACGACGACGACGGCAAGCGCGGCGGGGCACAGTTCATCACTCAGGACGATATCGGCAAGCTGCGCAAGCTGATCGCCGACACCGGGACGGACGAAGATCGGTTCTTGCAATTCTTCCAGGTCACCGACCTCGCGAGCCTCACCGTCGAGAACCTCGCGCCGGCGCGCAACATGCTGCTCGCGAAGAGAAAGCCCGCATGAAAAGCGCCGGCCTCTGCTGGAAGTGCAAATGCGAGGTCTGGCTCCCGAACGAGCTGCACGATGCCGCCCACCGCAGCCCGGAGATTTCGTTTTTCTGCTCTTACGGCCACGCGGCGCATTTTGCCGCCGGAGAGACCGAAGAGCAGAAGCTCCGTCGCGATCGCGACCGCCTCCAGCAGAGGCTCGCCGAGAAAGACGACGAAATCAGCCGGCAGCGCGGGTTGCGCGAGGCGACCGAGCGACAGCTTTCGGCAACAAAAGTCGTCGTCACGCGGATCAAGAACCGCGTCGGCCGCGGCGTCTGCCCTTGCTGCAACCGAAGCTTCGGCGATCTCCACCGCCACATGACGACGAAGCACCCCGATTTCATCGAGCAACCCGCCGAGGCCGCGGAATGAAGATCATCAATTGTGAGCAAGGCTCCGCCGACTGGTACTTCGCGCGCCTCGGCATCCCGACCGCTTCGTGCTTCGACCAGATCGTCACGCCGGCCAAAGGGCAGCTGTCGAAATCCTCGATCAAATACGCCTATCGCCTCATCTGCGAACGGCTGCTGAAAAGCCCCACCGAGACCATCGAGGGCCAGCGCTGGATGGAGCGCGGCCAGGAGCTCGAGCCGCTCGCGGTGCGGCAATACCAGTTCGTGCAAGAGGTCGAGACCTATCCCGTCGGCTTCATCACCACCGATGACGGCTCGATCGGCGCGAGCCCCGACCGGCTCGTTAAGGGCAAGGCGATCTGCCTGGAAATCAAATGCCCGGCGCCGCACACGCATCTCGCCTATCTGCTCGACGGGCGTGGGGATGCCTATCGTCCCCAGGTCCAGGGCCAGCTTTACGTCGCTGAGCTGGAGCGCGCGGATTTCTATTCGTTCCATCCGCGGATGCCGCAATGCCTTGTGCAGACGCACCGCGACGAGCCCTACATCAAGCTGCTCTCTGCCGCGCTGGACGCCTTCAACGAGCAACTGCTCGACCTGACCGAGCGCGCGCGGCGCCTCGGCGTGTTCCAGGCCTATGAGCGGATCGAGACCCCGGCCGAGCGCGAGCATGCCGACGAGCTGCGCCAAGAGCTTGAAAACCGAATTCTCGAAAACGGGATGAACTGATGGCCGACATGAGCTTCACCCTCGGAATGCAGATCGACATCGTGCTGCGCGAGATACATTTCCGCGAGCAGGTCTACCCGCGGCTTGTCGGCACCGGAAAGATGAAGCAGCACCAGGCCGATCTGCAACTCGCCGGCATGAAGGCCGTGCTCGAGACACTCCAAGGCCTCAAAGCGAAAGAGGCGCCGTGATCCGTCCGCTGGCAATCGATCTCTTCTGCGGCTTAGGCGGATGGTCTGACGGCCTGCTCGCAGAGGGCTGGGACGTGATCGGCTTCGATATCGAACAGCATGTCTATGGCGAGCATCGCTATCCGGCGAAACTTGTCGTGCAGAACGTTCTGACGTTGCACGGCTCTCAATTCAAGACTGCTGATCTGATCGTCGCGTCGCCTCCATGCCAGGAATATTCCTACATGGCGATGCCCGTCGAGAACGTCCGCGGCGCCCAGGAATGGGTGGGGCGAGCTCGCTGGAACTTCGGATCATTTTATCTTTGGGGCGACGTGCCGGCGCTGATGCCGATGACGTTCCGCTCGCAGAAATTTAATCCTGACGGCACGGCGCACGGACCCGGAAGCTGGTTTGCAATAGCCGACAGCAAAAATCGCGGCGCACGCGCGATCAAGAACAACGGCGGCTCGTGGTTCAACATCGCCCACAACACGACAAGCGGGAAGGGGCAGAATCCTGATGGGCGAAAAGGCGTCCCGCACCGCACCGCTGGCCATTGGACGAATCCCGCCGAGCATGAGGGAATGAAGCATCGTGGATCGGGTGAAGTTTGGTTCGACACGGGCCCGGCATCTCTACCGAGCAAATCCCCCGCCCGCAAGATGGCCAGCGCCATGATCGCCAAGATACCACTTCCGCTCGCGCGGCATATCGCCTGCGTGTTCAAGCCCGCAAAAGCGGAGGCCGCATGACCTGGCCGATCACGCTTGAGGAGGCGGGAGAGCGGCTGCATTGGAAGCGCGGGCTGCGCGCGCTCAAGGCGCACGCCAAGCGCCACGGCATCGGACGTTGCGTCGGCCGCGGGCCCGGCGGCATCATCCTCGACGAAGCCGACTATCAAGCCCTTTACCGGAGCCTCCCATGCCCCTCAAACTCGTCAAGCGCGGCGCCGTCTGGTATGTCCGCGGGACCGTCCGCGGCCGCTATTGCTTCGAAACTGCGGGCACATCTGAGCGATCGCAAGCCGAGGCGTACCGCGCGAAGCGGGAAGCGCAGCTTTATGAAGCAAGCATCTTCGGCGAGCGTGCTGCCATTTCCTTCGGCCGGGCGGCGCTGAACTATCTCGACTTCGAGACGCGCAGCGAGCGGACCAAGGATTACGTCGCGCAGCTGATCGCGCATTTCGGCGAGCGAATCGTCGGGGCGATCGACCAGGCCGCCGCGGATGAGGCGGTCGAGAGCATCACAGGGCTGGATGCCGCGGCATCGACCAAGGTCAGGATCGTCTACACGCCGCTCACCGCGATTCTGACGCATGCGGCAAAGCGCGGCTGGTGCGCCTACCCGCATTTCGACAAGCCGGAGCCGCCGCCGGGCTCGACCCGCTGGCTCGCCCCGCTCGAGGCCTTGGCGCTGATCGAGGGCGCGGCGCCGCATTTGCGGCCGATGCTGTCGTTCTTTTTCGGCGCCGGCGCGCGCGTGGCGGAAGCGCTCGATCTCGAATGGACGGACCTTCACCTCGTCGACGCCAAGGCCAGACTGCGCAACACGAAGAACGGCTTCGACCGGATCGCACATCTCCCGCCGGTCACGGTCGCGGCGCTCGCCGAGCTGCCGCATCGCGAGGGCAAGGTGTTCCGCCGCGACGATGGCGAGTCCTACGCCGATCGCGAGCGTCTCGAAGGCGGCCAGATCAAGACGGCCTTCGCGACCGCGTGCCGCAATGCGGGCCTCCTCCGTCCGGTGCTCAATGAGAAGGGCGAGCCGATGTTGGGCGACGATGGCGAGCCGCTGCTTATACCCAGCGTCACCCCGCACGATTGCCGCCACACCTGGGCGACGTGGTTTTACGGCGTCACCAAAGACCTGTTGCTACTGAAGGATGAGGGCGGCTGGCGCACGCTGGCGATGGTCGAGCGCTACGCGCACCTGATGCCGTCCGAGCTCGTGCCGCAGATCGGGCGGGTGTGGGGGCCGAGCCATCCGCGCATCGGCCCGCTGCCGGTTGAAGCGCCGCAAGAGAGAAAGGGCGCCGCCCGTGCCTAATACCAGCCCCACCGAAGCCGAGCGCGAGAAAGGCCAGCGCATACGGGCGCATATTGCTTCGCGCGGCTATGATCCAACTTTCGCGGAGCGAACGATAACCGCAGCCCTCGCCGCCGCTCGCGAGCAGGCGCAGGCCGAGGCCGATGCGCGCGTGATCGATATGCGGGAGGCGTGTGCGAAGCTGTGCCGAACAGGCTTTGCGAGAAGCGATGCTCACATGGGGCGCGTTCTGGAAAATGTGGCTGATGCAATAGCCGCCCTTCCCCTCCCCGGCGCCGAGCGCTGGGTGAAGCTGATGAAGTTGCCAAGCAACCTCAATGAACTCCAGGTCGCGTCCATGAGGCGGCTGCGGGAGGCGCTGAAATGGAGCCATCACACGGACATAATCGTTCGAAAGGACGGCCAAGACCTCCATTTTGAAGCCGATTACCTGCGCGAAATGCTTGATGCAGTAGCCCTCGCCCCCTTCGGCGAGCGGGAGGGGAAATGAGCGCACTTTTCTTCGTCGTGTTTGCAGCCCTCGCGATTATTGCAGTGCTTGGCTGGCTCAAAGGATACGACCAAGGCGTATCCGATACCGAAAAGCGCTGGTCGGCCGCAGTTGAGAGAGCCGAATGGGATCGGAAAGCCATGAAGCTCCTCCCCGAAGCGATGATCGAGGCGGAGCGGAGGGTGATCGAAGCAGCAACAGCATGGGTGCTCAACAGCAAGACGTGCAGCGACGAGACCGGCGAGCGCTGGCGCGAATATCGTGAGGACGACGAACAGGCGATCCACGACGCGATCAGCGATCTCATAGCCCTCGCCGCAGCGCGGGGCGCGCCAGGAGGCGGGGAATGAGCGACGAGTGCAAAATCGCCGAACCGTGTTTTTTCGAGAAAAATGCACTTGATCTAAAAAGGAAAAGTCCCATAAGTGAGCCAAAATTGGGCACTTCTGCGATTTCTGAAAATCGAGCGTGCTATAATAGGGCGTCCAACTGAGGAGGATGCGATGTTCGTTGCGACCTATCAAGACATAAAGAAGGGCGAAGAGCTGGCGCGGAAAGCTGGCTGGGACGGAGTGGAAGGCTTCTTGGATTTCGTCCATGACGATATGCGCATGGATGTATCAAAGCGGTTCGACAAACTCGACGATGCGGTGCGCTGGCTTCAAGAAATCGTCGCTAAGAAGAGCGTCTTTGGTTGTGGCGATATAATCGAGCTTGAGGCCGTTCCCATCGAGCGGCGCTGTGACTACTGCACGTGCCGCGGGATGCGGCCAGTGCGAGAAATCCTGGTCACTACTGACGAGATCGAACGCGAAGAGCCTCGCGACGACTGCGCCTACGAAGAGGACATGACAACCCCTCCCGACACCAGCACAGAGGGCGTGAAGGCGCTTGCCGCGAAGCTCCATGATCTTGCACCAGTGCTTCCGGCGCCGTTCGATACGCTTGATCCGCCCAAATGGGAGGACGTGCTTGACGCTGGAATGCGCCACAAGTCAGGCGCGAAGCCCACAGACTATCTCGGCGCGTGGTTGAAGATTGCCCGGCTGTTTGCCTACGCAACGCATATAGTCGAGACGGTCGAACAACGCCACCGCGCCCGCGAGGCCAAGGAGACGAAGGGTGACTAACCCGACCGATGCAGAGATCGAAGCAGTCGCGCGTGCCATGTGGGATGCTTATCGGAATCATCCAGAGAGTGGCAAGGACCATCCGACGCTTAGGGGGACGAGCTGGGACGATCTTGCTTACCTCGCCGCAAGACATCCGCGCGCCAAAGAGATCATGGAGCTTGGGGTTATCGAGGCCCGCGCCGCGATCCTCGAGCTCGATAAGGTGAGGACGGAGGGAAAATAGATGGCGCGCCCCAAGGGCTCCACGGGAAGGTGGCCGAGAAATCGGCTTGTTGTCAGTTCTCCCGAGCAGCGCAAGCAGGCAGTACAAGACGCAATTTCGTTGAACCAAGCAATTGACGAGCAAAAGGAGAGCCGGCGTGAAGCGTGAATATGTGGTGATCGACGAAGAAGGGCATGTCTCATTCAGCGCCGCGAAAGATGCGCCCGAAAAATTCGGCACATGGAAAGCCGCCAAGAAGCGCGCCGAAGAATTGGCAGCGTGCTCGCCGGGATGCACGATCAAAATCTACGAGCTGACAGCCGAAACAAAATGCGCCGTCGCCCCGTCAGAAACCTACCGCAAGCATCCCATTGAGCATTATACCGAACCGAAGCCATGACCGCCGACCAGGACCGCCGCGCGGCGGAGGAGTGCGCCGAGACAGTCGCCCGCAATATTCTCGGCTGCGCTTGGTCGCAAGAGCGATGGGTAGAGGATGCTTGAAGGGCTATTGAATCCGTGCAAAATCCGCGCAGAGGATCAAGGACATTGCGAATTTCCAAGCGTCATCAGGACGTTGGCGATGACAAGCACACCCTTCACACGGGTGGGGTCGTAGGTTCAATCCCTACAGCGCCCACCATCTTTTCCCGCAGAAATCCGCCAGATTTCGATGGTCTTCGCCTCAAGTCAGAAATGCTATCCTGCATGAACGAAGCACGAATCTGCACGGATTTGTTCCCAAGATCGGTGCAAAATCCGCGCAGTGAACGTTCCGCCGATGTTCGCTGAAAGGAGAGCCTGATGGCACGGTCGAAGGCAAAGACGAAGGCGGGAAAGCAGAAGAAGGTCCGCAAGGTCATGGACGAGTTCAAATCGGGCACGCTGCGCAGCGGCTCCAGCAAAGGCCCGCGGGTCAAGAGCCGCAAGCAGGCCGTCGCGATCGCGCTCAGCGAATCGGGGCAAGCGAAGAAGCGCGGCGCCGCGAAGAAGCGCCTCGAAGGAGTCAGCTTTTGACCATCCTTCAGTCCTGCGGCAATTGCCGCTACTGGATGCGCGGCGAAGATCAGTCGCAGCAGAACATTGGCATCTGTCGCCGCTGGCCGCCGACACCGTTCATCCTTGAAGCGCGCGGTGATCAGGTAAAGGTCCGATCCGAATTCCCGCCCATGAAAGACGTGGGCTGGTGCGGCGAGTGGGACGAAAGCCGATGACCGACGAGGCACCGAAGCCGAAGACCGTGCGGATCTTCACCAGCATCGTGAAGATCGACGCGGCCGGCCAGCCTCACAAACAGTTCTTCGACATGCCGCTGCTCGATCCCGGGCGCGTTCCGCCGGTCATGACGCCGCAGGGCTGGCAGCCGCAGACGCCCTGGATGTTCTTCATGGGCAATTTCCTCCAGCACCGCGGTGTGCTGGTCGAGAATGCCTGGATCCCGGAGCGCATGGTCGAGCTGATCATCGTCGAGCCCGACGTCAACGCGCTCGATCCGAGCAGCATCGATATGTCGAACGTGGTGAAGCTGCGATAGTCGGCAGCGTCGTCTTCGGGCTCGGCATCCACCGTTTCGCGATAGCGCGGCGCCGGCAGCACATCGACCGCGCCGACCTCTTTGAGCTTGCGAATCCCCACCTCGTCGAGCAGCGGGTGATTGTTGAGGTCGGAATCGTGCCGCTTGATGCGCTCCAGGATTTCCCGCAGCTTGTCGGCGTTCTCGTTCTGAATGCCGAGCTGCTTCAGCCCGATATAGGTGTTGACCACCGAGGTCGCGGCCGCGCGCTGGATGGTCAGAGAGCGCACCCATTGCCGATGATGGCGCGGCACTCGCGTTTTTATGATGTCGTGAAACGCGATCAGCGCCTTCGGCACCAACACCTGCTCGTAGAAGCCGAGCGGGTCCTTGAACGGATCGACCTTGTAGACCTTCTTGCGGGGCATCAAAACTCCATGTTGGTTGCGTAGCCGTTGGCCTGCAGCAGCGGCAATTCCTTCTTGAGCCGCATGCCGATATCGGTGCGCCACATCACCGAGTTGGGGGTTTGCTTCAGATTGCCCAGCACGCGATAGGCGCCGGCGCGGGCCTCGCGCACGGTCTTGCCGGTCCCGGTTGCGACCAGCACGTAATCGCCCGCCGTCACCCAGCACGGCCGCGTGATCACCTCGCCGCCGACCATCTGCGGCGCCTCGCCCATCATCACCTTGCAGGGATGGATGCTCGGCATGATCGAGGGCTTCATGCCGTAGATCGGGATGCCGCACACGTCGCGCTGCGTCGCGTGGCTATAGGGATAATCGGGGATCGACATCACAACGCCGATCGCCACCTGGTTCATCTTGAAGGCACGCGCGTCGCGGCCCTCGGCGAGATCGAGCAGCCATTCGGCATGATCGCCCTTGTGCAGCGCCTGCTGAATGTTGAAGGCTGGCCAGCCGGGCCGCATGGTGAATTCGAGTGGCCAGGGCTTGCCCTTCTCGTCGATAATGCAGTTGACATCGATGCAGCCGAGATAGGCCATCCGGTCGAGCGTCTCGGCGAGCGGCGCCAGGACCTTGCGCGCGAGCTTCGACGATGAAACGAAGCGCATCGCCGTCCCCTGCTCGCCGGTCGCGACGCCGAGATCGCCGTTCATCAGCTTCTTGTGCTCCCAATTCTCCTCCCAGCCTTCGTTGAAGCCGCCGGGGCCGAACCAGCCGCCGACGCCCATCTCGACGCCCGAGACCTTCTCCTGGAGGATGAACTTTCCCTTGAGCTTTTGCGCCTTCTTCCAGCGCTCCAGCATGTAGACGAGATCGGCCGGAGACTTCGCGACATAGGAGAGCGCCTTGTCGGTCTCGTCGCCGCAGGGCTTGGAGACGAACGGCCGGTCCTCCTTCTTCACATAGGCGATCGCCTTGTCGTAATCGCTGAACTCGCGATAGGGCGGTACTTCGATGCCGTGATGCTCGAGCACCTTCATGCCGAGCGTGCGATCGGTTTCCCAGGCCGCGGCCTCGACCGACGGCCCGATGATCTTCGCGCCGCGCTCGCGCCACGCATCGAGCTCGCGCAGATATTTGAGATTGTCGGTAAGGAACACGATATCGGCCCAGCGCATCCACTCGCGCCAGTCCGCGACCTTCTCGACCATGCCCTTGCCGATGACGTCGCCGCGCTTGGTGTCGCCGATGAACCATTTGACTTGATGCCCATCGTCCTGGCAGCGCAGCAGCCAGTCGAGCACGCTTTCGCCCCAGGTATCGACGCAGAGAATTCTCATTGCGGGCTCGCTCGCTGAAGCTCCAGCCGGTTCGCCCGGCGCGCCGCGGATCGCGCGTCGCGCTGCTTGAAATATTCCTTGCCCTGCGCCTGCTGCTCCGTCGGGGTCGAGACGCCCAGCTGCTGCAAGAGGAACTGCGATGGCGAGATGCTGTTCTCGATGAGCCGCTGCGCCTGCCCGACCGGCTGGAGCGCCGAGCCGACCCATGCCAGGAGGTCGCGAAGGAACTGATCGGCGTGGCCGTCGGTCAGGTTCTCGGGATAGGCGATCGGCTGGCCGTTCCAGAAATAGCGGCCATAGACCAGCTCGAGAGGCTTCGTCACCATGCCCGGCGAGAACACCGACTGGATCGCCTGCGAGGCGGCGCGCTGGCCCTCGAACACGTCCTTGATCGCTTGCGGCACAGAGGTTGCGCCCGGCCGCGAGACCTTGGCGTTCGCGTTGCCGGTGATCTTCTGCCAGCCCTTGTCGAGCATCGGATAGTAGATCGTCAGCAGCACGCCGAGCATGGCGAGCTTGTCGAGGGCCGCGGCGCGTTCCTTCAGCGGCACGTTCCGGCCGGCGAGCTCGCGCGCCATGTTCATGTAAGAGGCGAGGCGGTTGTACTGATAGCGGCCGAACATGGTAGCGAGCGGCTGGCTCAGGATCTGCGACAGCCAGCGCTGGCCGAGCACCTGGCCGGGGATGCGGTAATTCGGCATGTGGCGCTCGGTCTCGCGGATCGCCGCCTCGAGGCTGCGGCCTTTGCCTTCGAGCTCCATGACGCGCGCCACTTCGAGGATGTCGCCGAACTCCCACAGCGCTTTGTTCGAGGTGGTGTAAAGCGCGCGGATGAGCTCGACGGGATTGGCCTTGCCGGCGAGCGAGGCGATGCGCGACCACTCGGCCGGATGCTCCGCCACGTCCTCGCCGAGCTTTGCGATCAGCGCCTTGTGCACGTCGCGGGTGATGAAGCGGGCATAAGGGAGCGAGGCGCCCGAGCGCAGGATGCGGGTGTAATCCTGATCCTGGGTTGCGACCGACCGCGCGGCCTTCAGCAGCGAGCGGAAGGTCGAGGGGACCGAGGTGAGCGTCCCGGCGAGGCCCTTTTCGACGAAGTAGTGATTGGCGACGTTGCGCATGTGCGGCAGCGGGTTCCAGAAGATCGAGCCCTTGATAAGATTGCCCGCCTTGTCGAGCGCCCCTTCGAGGCCCTCGATGTCCCGTTGCCGGCCGAGCGCATCGTCGAGCGCATCGGCAAGGTGCGGCTCCATGTAGAACTGCCGGAATTGCGGCATCTTGGGGATGCGCCACGCGCGGCCGTTGGTCTTAGGCGGTGTCGCCGTGTCTGAGACCTTCACCGCGATCTTGTCCCAATCGGGCGAGGCCTTCATGTCGTCGATGAATTTGGCGTTGCGCACGGCCGAGCGCAGCTTGGCGAGATTGTCGAGCCGGTTCGCCAGCACGTTCTTCTGATAGCGGGTCTGCGCGACGCTCTCGATCTCCTTGGTGGTCGCGGGCTCGAGCCGCCAGGTATCGCCGCCGACCCTGATCTTCGCGCCGTCGCCGAGCTTCTGCCCTTTGCCGAAGCGGCCGAGCTCGACCGGATCGGTGCTGCCATCGAAGCCGAGGACGGTCCCATCGGTCCCGACATGCACAACTGTGCGATCGCCGGTCTCGGGATTGACGGCGTTCCAGAAGCGTCGCGACTTCTGCGCATCGACGGTCTTGCGCATCGACCGTCCGGGGGCGCCGCCGAACCGGGCCTCGACCCCCTGCTTCCACTGGTCCAGCACCTCGCCGAAGCTTCGGGTGCGGCCGGCGACATAGCGCGGCGTGTATCCCTCGGCATTCATCGCCGACAGGTGCTCGCGCTCCTCGACCGGATAGCCGAGCCGGTCCAGTTCCTGCGCCAGCTGGTCGCCCTCGGCCTTCAATGGGGCAACATGCTTGTCGTAAATCGCCTGCTCTTCGGGGGTGAGCGCGACGCCCTTGGGGTCTTCCTCGTGGTGATAGAGCTTCTCCCAGGTCTCGGGCTTGATCCCCGCGGGCACCTGGTCGAGTGCCTTCATCACGTCGAGCCGGTCGGCTACCTTGTTGCCCTCAAGCTGGAAAAGCTGATCCTCGAAGGTGCGGGGCTTGGTCAGTGCTGGTGCGCGCGTGAGCGGTCCCGCGGGCGGTTGCGCGGCGGTAGCGGCCGGAGTTGGCGAGGGCTGCGGCGGTGTTGCGGCGGCGGGAGGCTCTTCGACCGACGGTTTCGGCGGCTCGGCCGCCAGGGGCTTGGGCGCCTCGGCGGGGATGGCCGCAGCCGCAGCCCGTGGCCGCGGCACGACCGACCGGCCGGCGCCCGCCAATTCCAGGTTGATCGCCTCGTTGCGCGCCGCCTCTTCGAGGCTCTTGCTGCCCGCCGGGCCGTATTTGCCCTTCAGCACATCGCCCGGCATCTTCACCGTCTCGACCGCGGGATCGATGATCATGTGCTTGATGTCAGCCCCGACCGCTTCGGCACCCTCTTTCAGGACCTCGCCGAAGCTGCGGTGCTTGACCGGCTCGCCGGTGGGGCTCTCCAGACGGTACTTGGGAGCGCCAGAGACAGCCGCTGGTGGGGTATCTTCGTCCGGGCTACCAGTGCTGGAGGGCGGGACGAGTTGGTAGAGACTGGCGGCGGGCTGCGGCGCGACGAGCGTATAAGCCATGCCTCATTGCCCCGGCCCCGGAGCCGCCCATTGGCCGCCCTTGATCACCGCGACCACCTTGCCCGAATCGTCCTTGGCCTGGGTGCCTTCGGGGATGCCCTTCGGGTCGGGCAGGTCGCTTGGTAGGGCCGAGGCGCCGGCCGCCGGCTCGTCGAGCGTATTCTTGGCGGCGTTGAAGCCGGGCAGCTTCGGATTGGCCTTGCGCGCCGCCTCCATCTTCTTCGCCGCGGCGTCCCGCTCCTTCACCAGCGTGTCGTATTTGCCCCGGCCTGGCGTTCCCGGCGCCGGCAGGATGCCGCCATTCTCGCGGATGATATCGTTGATCTTGGTGTTGGCTTCCTGCCTCTGGGTAGACGCGAGCCTGTATTCGGCATCGGACCCGGCCGCACCGGCTTTGTTCGTCAGCTTGATCAATAGCGTGTTCAGCTGCTGCTGAAGCCGCTGCGTCGCGCGATCGTTCACCCCCTGCTGCTGCATCTGTGCGATCTGCATGCGGATGTTGAGCGCGTCCTGCTGCAGCGCCATGCGATCGGCGCCCTGCTGCAACCGATTGTTGGCCTCGCGGATGCGCTCCTCGAGGGTCTGCTGCTGCATCTGCATGCGCAGGGTCAGCATGTCCTCGCGGTATTGCGACTGCGCCATCGGCCCCATCTGGGTGATGGTGGCGCCAACGGCGCGAAAGAGCGCATCGGGCTTGATCCCCGGATTCGCGGCTTTGATCCGCGCGGCGATCGAATAGGGGCTCAGCGGGTTGTCGGTGCTCGCGCGCGAGCCGGTTCCGGTGCCGGTGCTGCTGCCGCCGGATGACGACGCGCCGCCGCTGCCGGGCTGGCTGCTGCCGGTGATCGCAGCTGGCACCGCGCTATGGCTGCCGTCAATCAGGCCAAGGCCCGCCGCCACATTGGCCGAATCCTCTTGCTGCTGGGCGGTGATCAGCTGCTGACGGCGGACGTTCTCGAGCTGCGCGGCCTTGATGCGCTGCTGCGCCTGCTGACCGGCAAGGAAGCCGCCAGGGATGCTCGACGAGAGCGCCGCCAAGCCGGTGAGGTCGATCGCCATCTAGAACAGCGCCCCGGCGCTGGCATTGTCCAAGCCGCCGGCGCCGAAGTTCGAGAAGCTGCCGTAATCGGTGCCTTGCGCGGCATTGAAGTCGAAGCCGCTGTAATTCGGCGTCGGGGCGAAAAGCTGCGACAAGCCCGGGTTGCTCGAAAGCTGGCTGAGCGCCGTGCCGATGCCCTGGCCGATCGACTGGTTGTTGCCGAAATTCTGCGCCGCGCCCGCCTGGCCCACCGAGGTCGCCGATTGCCCGAGCTTCAGATAGGCCGCCAGCGCGTTGAGGGTGTTTTGATCGAGGCCCAGGGCGTTGTTGTAGCCGCCCGACACCGAATTCATCGCGTTGACGATGTCGTTTTGCTGGCCGAGATAGGTCGAATAGGGCAGCGCGCCGGTGGTCGCGAGCGTATTGATTGCCGAGCCGCCGAGATCGGACGCACCGGCAAAGCCGCGGCCCGCGCCCTGAAGCGCCTGAAGCTGACGCTGCAGCTGCGCGTTCTGCCAGTCGATGTTGAAATTGCCGAGGCCCTGACCGACCAGACCGGCGCCATAGGGAGTCCCGAAGACGCCGTTTTGCGCATTGACCGAATTGAGCTGATCCTGCAGCTGCTGGACCGAGCGGTTGTAGAGCGCCGACTGCGGGTCGAAGCCCGTCTGCAAAATCTGATTGCCCGCGCCATAGAGGCTCGACGCCGCGCCCTGTTGCGCCGGGGCGACGGTGCCCATGCCATAGGCCGAGGCCTGCTGCGCCGCATTGAGCGCGCCGGCGCCGTAAGGGTTGGCGGCAGCGTTCTCGCCCGCAGTCAGCAGCGGGTTGATCGTCATCAGCGGCAGCGACGTGCCGTATTGCTGCAGCTGTTGGAGGATTTGCTGGTAGTTCTGATCGGCGCCCGGCTGGTTCTGTGGGATGTAGGCCGGGGGCGGTGCCGAGCCGTTATAGAAGCCGCCCGCGCCGCTCCCGCTCGGAGCATTGACGTCGTTGTAGATCGTGCTGCCGACAGAAGCCGCCACGCCGGCGGCGGCAATGCCCGCGATGACGCCCATCAGCCCCTCACCATCTTGTCCCAGCAGTTCTCGACATGCGAGTAGCCGCGCTTTTTCAGGACCGGCCCGAGATATTCGAGAAACGCCTTGTCGTGATACCAGATGCGCACCCACCGTCCGGCGAACTCGGCGGGGATGTCGCGCTCGGCTTTGTCGATCATGCTGACGCCCGCGCCGCTCGCGCGGTGATCCTTCGTGACGAAGATGCCGTCGCCCATGATGTGCATCGTCGCGGAATAGTGGATATGCGGCATCACCATGTAGCTGGCGTACCCGATGAGATCGCCGCGCAGCCGCGCGCCTACCACGCGCAAGATTCCTTTATCGGCCAGCGCCAAATACTGATCCCAATCGACCGAGAGCGGCATCAGGTCGCGGTAAACCCCGACCTCCTGCCAATGGCGCTCGACGAGATCGGGGAGCCCGTCATCCATCAAGGTCTCAAGCGGCTCCCACGCCAGCTCGCAGCTAAGCGTTCGCGTCCGCATCGCCCGCATCCAGCTTGCGCATCTCGAAGATCAGATGAAGCCGCGCCTGCTGCCCCCAATTGGCAGCGCAATGGCGCACGCGGTTGTTGAAGTAGCAGAGGGTCCCGGCTTCGAGGTGCAGCATCTCCGATTGCGAATAGAGGAAGCAGCCCGGGTTGGTGACGAGCGGCAGGTGAAAGCGGATATGCTTCTCGTGATAGGGCCCGTCATCGACATGCCAGAAGATCGACGAGCCGGGATCGAGGCGCGACACCATCGCCCGGCCCATCTCGCCGTCGAGGTATTGCCGCGCCAGGCTTTCAGCCATGATCGCGCGCCGCGCCTTCTCGAGCAGCTGCTGCATCGTCTTCCACTGCTCGAGGTCGCGGGTCGAGCGGACCGGCAAATCCTCGAGCCAGTTCTCTTTCGTGATCGGAGAATGCGCGCGCAGCAGCAGCGACGCGCCGAGCCCGAAGCTCGAGTTGTTGAGCTCGCCGCGCGCCTCGACCGGCTTCCACTCTTTCGGCCGAAGCTTGAACAGCTGCGCCGTCACCGCGAAGGTGTCGAGCTGCGCGATGGCGCGGAAATTAATCATGCGGCCGGCTTCATCAGGAGTTGGCGCGCGGCGTCGGTGGTCGGACGCTCGACGAATCGCGGCAGCGGATCGAGGGTGATGTCCGCGGCAAGCGGGTCGATCATCTCGTCGGTTGAAAGCGCCTCGACGGGGCCGATATCGATGGGATCGAGCATCATGCCGCGGCGGGCCAGTTCCCGGTCAACAGCATGTCGGCGATCCGGCGCGCGCGGGCCGGCGCTTCATCGATCGCCCATTTGCTGTCGAGCACCGCAGCCTTGGCGCCGGGCCAATCCGAGGAGCGGATCGCCGCCAGCAGGTCGGTGAATTCTGACAGACGCTCGCGGCCCATCGTATAAGCCATGTTGGTGAGCGCGGCGCGACGCGGGCTGCCCAGCAGGCTCCACGCGCCGATGCCAAGCAGCTGAGACGCATCGCCCCGCGCCAGCGCGAGCCGGCTATCGATCAGCGCCTGGGCTTCGGGGACCGTGAGCCCCGAGCCATCGAGCCGGATGCCCCAGCCGATGGTCGGATGCCCGATCACCGTCGATCCCGGACCGATGGGCTTTCCGGTCGCATCGTCATAGACGGTCGCGCGATAGCCCTCGTCGCTCTTGATCAGGTCCGCGTCGGTGTCGAGCCGAAGCATCAGAACGTCACGTCCTTGAGGCGGTCTTTCGAGGATTTCTTCTTGCGCTTCCCAAGCTTGCGGTTGGCGCGAGCGTCGATCTTCCCTTCCTCGCCCTTCGACATGCGGCCTTTCTTAACCGCCTGCTTTGCGCGGCCTTTGGCGGCAACAGCGCGGCCGCGCGTGTCGGTCGGGTAGCCGCCGTCCTTGTTGGCTTTGCCTTCGCGAGCGAGCCGGCGCCGCTTGGCAGCGTTCGGCGGGACCATTTCAGGCCGTCCGGGGACCGAGCGTTCGCGGCGTCGGCGCGGTGCCCGAGCGGGTCGCGCCCTTGTCGATCGAGCCGCCTTTCGAGGTGGCGAAGCCGCTCTTGTCATGGCCGGCCGGGCGCGAACGCGTCAGCCCCTTGAGGATATTCCCGCCGCTGCGGGTCGCTTTCGCAACCATCGTCGTCTCCTATTGCGTGTTGGCGAAACCGGTGAAGCCCTGCTGCACGAAGTCGCCTTGCGCGTTGACATTCTCTTGCGTGCTGGCACCGCCACCGGCGGTGAATTCGACGGTCAGCGCATTGCCAGGAGTCGCCCGCAGATCGAGACCGCAAAGATCGATCGAGGCGAGCCCGTTGGCGGCGCTGTTGAGGTCCTTGGACCAGATCACCGTGCCGCTGCCGCTCGCGCCGTCGCGCACCACGAGCTCACCCGCGCCGGCGCTGGTGCCGGAGAGCGACGCGCTGATGCAGCGCAGGCGGGTTTGGGTGCCGGTCGTGGCGGCATTCGTCGGCGCCGCAACCGAGGCGGTGGCCTGAGCCGCGCCCGCTGGACGGTTCGTGATTTGCCAAGGCGCCGACGCCCAGGCAAGCGACGGGAGCAGAACCAGCCAGAAGGCGATGAGCCAGGCGCGCAGCATTAGAAGCCCGGCACGTACCGGATGTTGCCGCTGGCGTCGATCACCGTCAGCCACTCCTGCACCGCCGTGTGCGACCCGGTCGGGCCGAGCGAGCCCAGCACCGTCGCAACCGATCCATTCGCGGCAAAGCCGAGGCTGGTCGCCGGCTGCATGTTGGTGTTGACCGACTGGATGAGCGCATTCAAATCCGGCATCGCGATCGGGAAATTCGCCGGATTGGTGCCCGTCGGTCCGGTGAAGAGCGGAAGCGTCGCGGAGACCGCCGACCCGATCAGCATCGCCGAGACCGTGAGGCCCAGCCCGAACACGGCGCCGGACAGGAATTTCTTGAGCAACCCCTTCATCTTTCCCTCCTGGCGCATCGGCGCCGCTGCTGGACAATATCACACTAAAACAGGTGTTGAATAGAGGCGCGCTAATGCCCGTGCGTCAGCAGGGTGATGATCATCCCTCCCATGCCGAGGATCACCACGATAAGGTTGGCGATCACCGCGGTCATCACCGCCCACCACCGCTTCGAGCACTCGCCTTGATGCTCCTCGAGCTTCTTCAGCACGTAGAGCGGCGTGATGACGACTCCCTCATCGCTCATCGTTAAAATTCTCGCTTCAGAAGTAAGCGGTGACGACGATCACGGCTGACGCGCCCGCAAAGCCGGCAGTTCCGCTGGTCCCCGCCCCGCCCGCCGATCCCCCGGCGCCGACCGCAAAGGAATAGGTCGCTGCCGGATTGTTGATTTGCAGCTCGACATACTCGCCCGCCCCCCCGCCGCCGCCGGCAGCGAGCGAGGCCGAAGCGACTCCCGGCGCGCCCGCGCCGCCGCTGCCCGTGCTGCCCGGCGCCAAGCCGGAGATACCGCCGCCGCCGAAGGGGCTGGAAGCGCCGATACCGCTAATCGGGACTGGGTATTGGGCATTGGATTGAGCGCCGGTCCCGCCCGTCGCGCCGGGAAGACGCAGGTACGCAGCGCCAGTGCCGCCCGATCCGCCGGCGCCGCCCGCGCCAGGCGCGGTCCCGGCATTGGACAAGCCCCCGCCCGAACCGCCCTTCGCGACGATGCCGTTGAAGGAGGTGTCGCCGCCGACCCCGCCCGCAGTGACCGCGCCCCCGGTCCCCGACCCGCCGCCGCCGCCGCCGCCGCCGATCATGCGGACGATCAGATAAGCCGCGCCGGCCGGCGTCGCGTAAGTCCCGCTGCCGCTGTTCTCGACGGTGATCGAGGGCGGCTGGGATTTAGGCGCCGAGGTCAGCAGGACATATTCGGTGCCGTCATAGATCGCCATCGCGCTCTGGCCCGAGACGATCTCGCCACCGGTCAGGACGGCAAGGCCCGAGGCGGTGATCTTGTCGATGATCGTTGCCGGCTGGCCGCCGACGCTGAGCGTCACCGACGCCGTGTTGGTGAAGCCGGGAATCCAGGTGACGATGTTGCCGGCGTTCAGCGCGAAGCTGTTCGGAGCCGTGGTCGAGATCACCTGCGCGTTCGCCGTCCCGGTGGAGGTGCCGCCGGTAAAAACCACCGTGCCGCCCTGCGCATTCGAGAGCGGCGTCGTCAGACCCGAGAGCGAGCTGATATCCGAATTCGCACCGTTCTTCGCGAGGTTCGTATTCGCGCAGCCCATGATGGTGTTGAAATTCGACATCACCTGATTGGCGTCGGCCGTCGAGCCGTTCGTCAGGGTGAAGGTGTAGGGCGTGCAGTTCGAGGCGAGCGCTGGCGCGGCCGCGGCCAGCAGCAGGAGGAGAGCAGCGATCAATTTGCGCATGGCGTGCATGGCGTCGCCTTTCAGGGCATGTGCGTGAAGAAGAAGGGAACGGAAGACGCTGGTGTGGCACCCGGAGCTATCGCAATCGCAATCGTGCCCCAAAAATTATTGGCCGCGGTGGCACTGTTGGTGATCGTAATAGTCGAGACCGTCAGCGCACCATGCGTCGATTGCGTGTTACTGAATCCCTCGGTTGCCGAAGAAAAGCTATCGGCACCGAGTGCCGATTGATCGCCACCTTGATCGGTGAAGCCCGTCGGCGTCGAAAAGGTGGTCGAGCTCGCTTTATAACTGACACCGACGAAAGCGAGGATCATGCAGCCGTCTACCGTCGTGGTGACGCTGTTGAAGCTGGCGGATTTGCTATTGCCACCTTTCGGCGTGGAATGGGCATTGATCGGTGTAGCGCCGTCTTGTCCTGAAAGCTCAATGATGATTGCGCTTTCCGTGTCCGAGGTTCCGCCAGAGGTGCCGAAGATGTAGCTTGCCGGCTCGCTTCCGCCGGCTACATGCCAGCCGCTATTGGTCTCACCATCGGGTGAGCCATCTGAGCCGAATGCAGTGAACGCGGCCGGCGGCGTCGGAAATCCGCTGACGGGCATGTCGGCCGAGACGAAGGCGATGAGGATATCGCCACTTACCCAACCAGGATTGTTGACCACGGCGCTCGACGTGCCGTGACCCGTCGCGATCGAGACGACGGAGAGTGCGGCACGCGCATCGAACGGCGCGACAACAAGCGCGACGAGCAGAAGCAGCGAAAGGGAGATACGCCGTAAGATCGTCATGCGCCGTCACCCACCAGCACGGCTGTCGCCGTCGAGCTGATCGTCGTCAGTTGCAGCCCGATCACCGCGTGCTGACCGAAGGTCTTGGTGAAGCTATGCGCGGAAACGAGGGTCGCCGCCGAGACCGCCGAGCCGTTGACCGCCACCTGCCCCGCCCCGTCCTGCCGGATGTTGATGTTGCAGACCGTACCCGCAGAGGGAACGATGCTCGCCGGGATCGTCACCGTGACCGCCGAGGCATTCGAGAAGGCGACGGTCTTGCCGCAATCGTTCGAGACCAGCGTGTAAGTCGTGCCGCTTTGATCGTCTTCCTGATTGAGGACCGAGCCGAAAGTCTGCTGCGCGCCGGAGAAATCGTTTGCGCCATCGAGAAAGGGCAGATTGTGCCCGCTCGTCCCGGTGTTGGCGATGCAGGCCGTGCCATCGTTCGAGAGATCGGCGCACGCGATCGTCGCGACAGTGAGCGCGCCACCGGCGCTGTTTTGCTTGACGAACTGGTTGGCGCCGCCGGTCGCCGAGAAATCCGTTGTTCCGGCCGGCAGGGTCAGCGTGTTCGCCCCAGCGACCGCGGCCGGTTTCACGGTCAGCGTGCCGCTGGTGCTGCCTTTGAGGATCAGATCGCCGGAATTGAAGCTTTGCGGCCCGGACCAGGTATTCGTGCCGTTCAGCAGCGGGATCGTCGCGCCGCTCGTGCCCGTCGCGGTCGAGCATCCACTCGCACCGTTCGAGAGGTCCGCGCAAGCGGCTTGGGAAACGACACCGCTCCCATTCCCCTTGAGCGCGCCGCTCACCGTGCCGGCGCCCCCATTCGAGGAGCCGAGTACGCCACTCACGTCGCCGCCGAGCGCGACCGGACCGAAGCTTGGGGCGCCCGCCGCGTTGCCGTGCAGCAAAGTCGTGGTGGTGCCGAGCGATCCGAGCGTCGCGATGTTCTGCGTGCCCTGGCCGATCACCAGCTGATTAAGCGTGAGGGTCGATCCGGCATTGACATTGCCGCCCGATCCCGCCGGCGTCGCCCAAGTCCCATCGCCTCGCCAGAAGGTCGAGCTCGACGCGCCGGTCCCGCTGTTGAGATTGCCGACCGGGAGATTGCCGCTGACCTGCGTCGCAAGACTGACGCTGCCCGAGATTTGGCTGAACGAATAATCGCCGGACTGCGGCACCACGGCGCCCATGCGCGAATTCCAGGACGTGACCGCCGCGGCTGCGGCAAGGTCGGCGATCGATTGCGCGGTGTAATTGACGTTCGTGCCGCCTTGAAGGCCCGTCACCAACCCGGTCGGCTGTGGCGCAACCGTCGGGAACGAGCTGATCTTCACCTGTGCATAGGCAACGGCGGCGAGAAGGCAGAGACCGAGCGCGGCGAAGAGAGATTTGCGCATCTATCCCTCCGTCGCGATCGGCTGGCCGGCTTCGGTGTCGATCGGCACCCCGCCTTCGGTGACGATCACATTCGGCGCCGGCGGCGCGGGTTGGAGGATCGGGAACGCAACCGGCGCGTAGCCGAGCTCCTGATAGCGCACATAGAGATTGCCGATCGCGAGATTGGCCGCCGAGATGCCGGTCGCCTGAATGAAGCTTTGGGTGAAGATCAGCGGCTGATCCCAAGGCAACCGGCGCTGGCGATAGAAGGGATAGCTCGCACCCCAGGTGGCAGCACCCCAGTTGAACCCGCCCCAAATCTGGCCCGCCTCGCCTTCGCCTTGCAGGATTACGGTCCCGAGCAGGTTGTTTTCCTCGTCAGAGACACTGATCTGCGCGAGCTGCTGCGGCGGCAGCGCCATCGCGATGATGCTCTCGATGATGGCGCTGCGGCTCATGCTTCCGTCGGCGGCCCAGAGGCACGGCGCCCACACCCATTGCATTGGCTGATTGTTCTCGACGAAGGACGATTCCGCGGTAGGCGTCACGGTGCTCGAGTAGAGCGTCGCGTTGATGTTCCAAGCGGCCATGACGAAGCCGTGGCCCGACAGCGCACCGGGCGGCGCCTGAAGCGGTTCGATCAGCGCGGCGGGGAAGGTGTGCGGGCCCGACCAAACCTTGTCAGAGAAGTGATACCAAAACTCCTGCGCCGGTTGGTTTGGCAGGCTGCCATTAAGCGTCGAGATGCGAAGAACGTCTTGGTTATAGGCCGCGCACATGCGCGACGGGAAAACCGAATTGATGAAGGGCTGGATGACGCCCTGACCGCGCCGGCCGATCGGCTCTGTCACCTGCCCCGAAAAGGTGATGATGCGAAGTCCGTCCGGCGCGACGAAGGCGACGCCTAAGGGCGTCGAGCAGATCGTGTTCGGCGCGTTGGTGCCGACGCCGATGCCTAGATTATTTTGCGCGAGATTGCTCGTCGCTGCATCGCCCGTGACCTGGACCATGTTGGCGTCGCCCTGGAAAGCGATCAACGATTGCAGCACGCCGCCGACATATTGCGACAGTGGAAGACCCGCTAGCGCGGAGAAGGTCAATCCGTTCTGGGCGGCCAGCGCCTGGCTGGCGTTCGTCACCTGACAGGGGCTTCCCGCGTCGGAAAACACAAGCGCCGTCCCGACCGCGAAATAGGCGCGCGCATTGAATTGACAGATCGATACCGGGACCGCCGCGAGCGGATTGCCGTTGGTGTTGCCGCTGTCATAAAGCGGCGCCGCGAGCGTGCCGCCCGCGACCTGGAGCGCATCGCCCGCGGAGGAGCCGGTCGCCGATTGCGAGAGCGTGAGCGAGAGGCCGTCCGCGGCAATCGCTTTGATCGTCGTGCCCGGCGGAATGTTGCCGTTCGTGTCGGCGATCGTCATCCCGACTTGCCATCCGGCCAGAAGCACATTCGCCGAGAGCGTGTCGACGAGCGCGCTGGTATGCGTCGACCCGGTCTTGCTGTCGTCGCTGAAGCCCGAAAGGTCGAGCCAACCGAAATACGACCCGTTCCCGCCCGGATAACCCGGATGCGAGATCATGATTCGGTTGCCGACCTGTTGCATCGTCGGCGGCGTCCAATCGCCCAACCCTGCCGGCGTGTTCGGCAGCGACGTTGGCCCGCGCGGGATCGAGATGTTCGCGAAAACCTGGGTCAGAAAATTAAACGCGAAGGGCACGTCCATGCCGGCGTTCGCGCCCGCGGTCGATGCGGCCATGCCGTAGATCCACGGGCCCACGGCCAAAAGACCGTTGATTTGCGCCGCGCCGTCGACCGCGCCAAATCCGCCCCAGTTTGCGCTACCCCAGTTGAACGACCCCCACTTAACTTCCGCGCCCGCGCCGCCGGCGATGCCCACCGCTGCCGGCCGCGGCACCCATACGCCTTCGCAGCCCGGAAATGGCACGAGGTTTTGCAGCGACGCCATCGCGCCGGGAAACGCATTGGTCCCGTCGATCGCGTCGCTCAGACCGCGCGCGCGAAAGGTAAAGGGCTTGGAGCGCCGGATGGCCATCGCTACCAGCCCGTCGCTTTCGTGATCTTGAGATTGGCCGTCGGATTGCGGAAGCGGCGCCGGTCGAGCGTCACACGCTTGGCACGCGTGTTCGGGTCGTTCATCTCCTTGAGGTATTTCCGCAGGATCGCCTGCGAACCGGGGTTGTCGGGATCACCGTCGCCCAGGAAGGTTTGCGAGCGATCATCGTCCGTCAGCTCCATCAGCATGCCCGAGAGCTGCTTCATCAGATAACGCTGGTTCGGGAACCACGGCACGACCGCCGAGGTCTCGGGCGTGTCGATGTCGGGCATCTGGCTCTGGTAGCGGAACTGGAACGGATAGGCGCCCGAGGCCGCCGGCCACACCACGAAGAGCGGCGGCGACGCGCTGAGATCGGTCGCCATCACATAGGGATAGGACTGGTTGCCGGCTTGCTGGACGTACCAATCGTATTCCGCGAGATCGACGGCGATCATCGGATAGGGCACGCCTTGCAGGAACCACATCTGATCGTCGCGGATGCAGCGCAGGAAATCGGCCGGTAACGCATAGGGCCCGGCGCCAGGCTGGAGGTTCGTATAATTGGCGTTGGCGGGCGCCCCGACCGGGTTGAAGACGCTGGTGAAGGTCTTGCGCGCCGCCGGGATATCGTAGGTCTGGCAGAGGTCAGAGAGGATCGAATTCAGCAGCTGACCGGCCTGGGCAACATATCCGGGCGCCCGAGCGGTTTGCGTCGCGATCGTGACAATCTGCGCAGCGGTCAGCGGCACCTAGCACCCCGGATAGTCCTGGCGCTTCTTCTCGATCTTCGCCTTGATGCGCTGAACGCGCTTCTCTGCGCCCTTGAGATTGACCTTGAGCACGTTGAGCGCCTGGTCGCGCTCGGCCGCCATCTTCTCCTTGTCGGCCACGTAGTGCGCGATGCTGCGGATGTGCGCAGCCTGCTGCTGCTTCACCTGATGAGGCTTCTTGCCGTCGGTGCTGCGTCCGCTGCGCGCGCGCTCTTGCGCGTCGCTCTGATCGAACTCGGCCGACAGACGCTTGACCTCGCCGATCTTCACGTCGATGGCTGCGATCTTCTTCTTGTAATCGGCCTCGGCCTCGTCGTGATCGTGCTGCCAGATCGCCGACTGATCCTCGATCGTCTCGATTTCGGCGGACATCTCGGCAATCTCGTGCCGCGCCTTCTGGCGCGACATGGCGCGATCCATCATGTCGAGGGCCTTGTTGAAAGACTCCTCGTCGCCGTTCTGCGGGAAATCGGTGAGGATTCGAGCCTGCCGGTCCTTGCCGATGTTCACCGTCCACTCGACGTTGAACACCTTTTCCTCGCGGCCCGGCATCTGCACCACTTTGCGCTCGGTCGCCTCGCTCATGCTGCGGCTCCCGCGTTGATGGCTTGAGCGTTGTCGCGCGTCGCGCTACGGCGCCCCGTGACCACATCGACGAACGTGCCGTCCGGCAGCTGGCGGTTTCGCTTCTTGCCGTCGATCTCGTTCTGGTGCCGGCGCATCATCTGCATGCTCTCGCGCAGCTGATTGCCGATATGGCGCTTCACCACATAGGTCTGGCCGTGGATGTAGCAGGGTCCCGTCGGCTGGTTGATCTGGATCCACGGCGCATTCGAGAACTCGGGAATGTCGATCGTGATGCGCACCAGATCGGAATTGTGGCCGTTGAGGTTCGCATTGTCGGCCATCGACAGCTGATCGCGCTGCTTGTCCTTCTCCTCGGCAAGCAGCTTGGCCTTCAGCTTTCGCTTGTATTCCTGCTCGACCTCTTTGCGGGCCTGCTTCTTCAGCTGCTCGATTTCCTTCGCCGAGAGCGTCGGCGTCTCGACCGCATCGGCGGAAGTCTCGGTCTCGAGCGCAGGCACGTCTTCTAGCGCGCCGTCCTCGGCCTCGGCCGGCATCTCCTCGATCGGCTCTTCGGGAAGCTCGTCGTCGTCTCGGGCCATGAATTTCCTCTCAGGTGTGGGTGTAGGGTCCGTTCGCCGCCGCATAGCCGGAGACCAGGATCGGCCATCCGGTCGCCACATCGACGGCGATATAGTCGCCGACCAGCGGCGTCAGGTATCCTCGGTTCGGGATGTAGAGCTGTCCTTGCTTCACGAAGGCGCCGGGATAGATGCGCTGAACGCCCGACCGGCTCTCCACCTGATCGTCGAAGATCATCTGCTGGAGCGTCGCAATATCGGCGTCGAGATTCGCGGGGCTATAGGGCAGCGCCACGAGGCTGTTGTTCGCGTTCGTCCCAAGCGTCTTGGTCGCCATCCGCGTCAATCCTTCGATGTGGACGCGAGGCCCGAAGGCCCCGCGTTTATGCCGCTATCAGCCGAAATTCGCGCTGAACGCCGAGGAGCTCTCGATGCGCGCGAAGAACAGCTGATTTTCGATCAGGGTCCCGTACATCACTTTCCAGCCGACGATGCGCAGCTGGTTGAGCGGGTCGCTCTTGTCGGCCTTGTCGAGCCAGGTGATCTTCACCTCGTCGAGCGAGACCTGACCGTAGGCGCCGCGGCCGATAACGAAGGTCGGATAGACCGTCACGCCGGTGGCCGGCGCGGCGGGCGGAACCTGCGCCTGGCCAACGCCGGTCAGGGTGATCAGCGTATTGGGCGGCAGTTGCACCGCCTGACCCGCCATGGGGCCGATGGTCGGGCCTTGCGGGCTTAGCGCGAGATTGCCCGGCGAATTGGTGGTCCCGACATAGACGTTGAAGGTGAAGCCCTGGATGTTCGGCGTCTGGATCGTCGCCGATCCGTTGGCCGCGATGGCGATCGCTCCCGCCATCACCTGATAGACCCGGCTCTCGTACTGGTTCTGCGTGTCCGAGGCGGTCAGCTGGAAGAAATAATTTCCGGCAGCGAAGGTGCCGCCCGCGGGGACCGCGACGGCATTGACCACCGCCACGCCGGTCCATGAGGGCAGCATGTTCGAGGAGATCATGCGCGTGCCGCGCCACGCCCCGAACTCGTAATTGTAGAGCTTGGTGATGTCGGAATAGGTCCAGGCCAAGACCACCGTGTTGTTCTCGGCAAAATCCGAGAGCACGAAGTCATTGCCGATGAGGCAGTAATGCGGCGTCGCCCGCTTGTCGCCCGACATCTTCGCGCCGTCGCGGTTGGCGTCGAGCTTGGTGTCGGTCTCCATCTGCCCGTCGTACATCGGCGCGCCGATGTTCTGCAGCGCAGCCACGGTGCGATTGATGGTGTGCGGATCGAGCACGTCGCCGGCTTGCAGCGCGGCACGCGAGCCTCGCGCGTTCACATAGTTGATCTGCGTTCCCGCGAGCAGGCTGTTCCAGGTGTTGCGATCGAGCGTTTCCGCAATCTGCAAGCCGAGCACGAAATTCGCCTGGTTCATCACCGGATGCTTGATGGTGAGCTCGGCGACGTCGGTCAGTTTGATGAGGTCGCCCCATTGCTGGGCGGTCGCGGTGACTTGGCTGATGGTCAGATTTTGGCCGACCGGCGGCACGCCTTCGGAGAGCGGCGCGAAGGGGAGCGGGATGCGGTTGAAGCGGGTGCCGGTATAGGTGATGCCGCGGCCCTTCGGCAGGGTCAGCGGATCGCCGAGCTGGAAGCCGATGAGGCGCCGCTGCGCGAGGGGGAGAACCTCGTCCTGGATGAAGTTTTCGATATCGGCCGTGTACTGGCCGCTGGTGTTGGTGGCGAAAGCGACATTCGGCGAGTGATATTCGCCGAATTCATCGACGCCGCTCGCGGGGAACGCCGTCTCGCCGAGTGCGAATGACTTCATGCCAAGATCGAAACTGCGCATCCTTGCTCTCCTTCAGTTGAAGGAGGCCAGGCGGCTCTCCTTCAGAATGTCGCATCCGCGAGGCGATCCCGCGCGGTCTTGCCCTTCTTGCCGCGCTCGGATCGCACATCGCTGCGCGCCGTTCCCGGCCGTGTCCTTTGCTGCTGCCGACGCCCATCGGCGGCGCGGCGCTGCTGCTCGGCGGCTCGGCCCTCTTTCTTGATGAGCTCGTCGCCGATCAAATGCCGGAGGATCGTGCCGCGCTCGACGAACCCGCCCTTGGCGAAGAGCTCGTTGAAGCGCTTCTCGACCTCGCCCTCGAACCGCGTGAGCTTCGGCTTCTCGGCCATCAGCGCGCGGAATTCCGAGCGGTCCATGCGCGCCGCGACGCGACGCTCTGCCTCATTGATGCGCTGGTCGGTCTCGCGCTTGTTCTTGTCGATCGTGTGAGCGGCGCGCTCCTCGGGCGTCATCGTCTCGAGGCGGGCTCTCTCCTCCGCTTCCTGGCGGGCGCGATCCTGCTGGCTGGTGTTGCCGCGGATCGCCTGCATCTCGCCTTCGAGCCGGGCTAGGCGCTCGCGGGCTTCGCGGGCTTCTGTCTCGGCTTCCTGGGCGCGGTGACGGAGATTGGCCCCTCGGGATGGTCGGCGCGGCGGATCCTCTTCCTCGTCCCCGTCCGATTCGCCTTCGGCTTCGGCCTCTTGCTCGGCCTCTTCCTCGGGTTCATCGCCGTCGCCTTCGGGCTCGTCGCCCTCGGCTTCGGTCTCGTTCGGGTCGGAATCGGTGTCTTCGTCGAGGTCTTCGACCTCGCGATCCTCGTCGGCCATCACATCCTCCAGCCGCATTACGGGCGGCGAGCTCGGGGCCCCATTACGTGGGGCGAGATCGATGGGGCGGGATTTCACACCAGATTTGGTGTGGTAGTCAAGTACCCTCTGCTACATCTTGCGCGGCATGGGGGTCGCGCCAGCCTGCGGCATGGCATCGGGCCGGATTGCCCCCGGCGCCGCGCGCAACATCCGCGGCCCCGCCGGCTGCGCGCCAGGTCGTGGCTGTCCGGGCAGGCCGGGATTGCCCCCGCCTCCCGGCGAGCCGGGCTGGCCCTGCTGTTGCTGCTGGGCTTGGCCCGCCTTCTGCGCCATCTGCATCTGATGGTTCAGGATATGCACGCGGAACACGCCCTTGGGATCGCCCTGCTCCTTCATCGCGGCAAGGTGCGCCTGAATGTGCTTCACGTCGTTGTCGAAGGGCGAGGTCGGCACCTCGAAGCCCTCGGCGAGCATGTCGTTCTCCGCATCCGGCGGGTGCGAAAGCTCGTCGCGCACGTCCTTGAAGACCAGCGGGGCGTCCCGAGGACCGAAAGCCGACATGATGAGGCGCTCGACCGGCACCACGAGATCGAGCCGGCGACCGGGCAGCAGCTGCGGCGGGATCCCGCGCACTACGTTGATGGCGGCGATCTGCTGCTGGATTTGCGCGGCGTTGCGAGCCTGCTCGACGCCGAACCAGCGGAACTCGTAGCGGCGACCCATCTGGAGCGGCGGGATGCTCTCCATCTTCGCGCGCACGCCCATCTGCCCGAAAGCTCGGATCGTCACGTCGTTGGTGCGAAACTGCGCGTCGTATTCCATGAACCGCTCGATCAGCGGCGTCCAGACACCCTCCTCCTGCACGGTCACCACGTCGCTGGTGGTGAGGATATCGACCTGCTGCTCGAGCGCGACCTCTGCCTGATTGCGCTTGGCGCCCGGCCGTCCGGTCTGCTGCGGCACCATCGACGGATTGACGCCGAGGGTCTCGTAAATCTCCGACTTCGAGGCGGCGACGATCTGGAAAGCGTCTTTCCACAGGGCCGGGAATTGCGCGAATTTCGTGTCGTTCGGGCTGGTCTCCCACACTGCGGCAAGATCGAGGATCATCGAGCCGACCTTCGGGTTTTTGACCGGGTCCGTCATAATGATGGGCAGCAGCGCATAGGTGGCGCTGTCCATGCCCTCGTTCACCGCATCGTTCGCCGCGTACTGCATCTCCTTGGCCGGCTCGATGAGGCTCGCGCCTTTCGAGACGCCGAGATTTTCAACCGGGCACGAGATGAGCGGCTGACGATCGCACCAGTATTTGCAGCGCTTGGCGCCAAGAACGATGGTCGGGCCGCCGCCGAAATAAGCGCAGCAGAGCCGCATCGCGCCGTCGATCTTCAGCTTCGTCCACGTCTCGTAGCCGAGATAGTATTTTCCCTTGTCTTTGATACCCGCAGCGTCGACGAGCTCCTTGCGCGTGTTGGACCGTCCGGCGCTCTCAACGCGGCGCATCTCCTTGATGATCCGGTCGCCCTCGTCCTTGACGATCTCGCCCTCGGCGATCATCTCGCGCAGCCGTGCCTTGGTCCATCGGCGCAAGATCGTCACATGGCCGCCGAGCTCGATCGCTTCGTCGGCGGTGCTGGCCGTCGCGGGATGGATGAGCACATCGCTGTCGGGGATAAGCTCGACCTCGGGATGCTCGTCGAAGATGGTCTCCTCGTGAATGTCCTCGATTTCCTCGTTTGGAGAATCGAAGCCATCAACATCGGCCGGCTTCGTCTCGACCCAGCACACGTCGCGGCGATGCGAAGCCCAGGACACGTAGAGGTTATATTGGCCCTCAATGTCGCCGTATTTGTTCATCGCCGGAGCGATCTTCGTGCGCAGCTTCGCGCGGCGGACATAGTGCTCGGCCAGCGCCATCAGCGCGGCGGGCTGCTCGCCGTTCTCGTCGATGACATCGACGCAGCGCCCGGAGCGCGGGAAAATCTGGTTGGTGAAGCGGGTCTTGCGCGCATTGATCGCGTTGTGGACGATCGGAACGAAAATCTTCGAATTGCCGTCGTAGTACTGATTGCCGCCGAGCTTGCAGTTGTAGATGTCCCAAAAGTCGACTTGATCATCGGCGCGATCACGCTGCGCGATGAAGCCCTGGTCGACCTCGCTGTGAATTTCGAGAAGCCGGTCGCGGATGCGCTTGCGACCGCTCAATTCCTCGTCGCGTGGGGTTTGCTTTTTGCTCGCCATTACCGTCTCCCAGGCATCGCGCAGACATAGCGCGAACCGTCGCGCGCCGTCGCATAGTGGACTTCCCGGCCCTCGCTCTCGCCCGCAATGACGCGCAGGAGCCCAGCGAAGCTCTCGATACCTTCCATCAGCGTCCGATAGATATTTTCCTCGGCGCGCTCCGCGATCTCTCCGCGCTTGCCGACCGCCAAGGCGTAGCCGCCGGCGAGCGCGCTCAGCGTCCACCGGGCGCGCGACGAGACCTGAAGCCCTGCGGCGCCGCGCACGTCATGCCGGAAATATTCGCGCAGCTCTTCGCGCCCGATCTTCCAATCGACGCCCTGCCGCAGATCGATCTGGCGAGCCCGCAGCGCTTGCTTCAGCCCGAGATTGTTCCAGGTGTCGAAATGCAGCGGCGGCGCGCACCAGCTGGGAACCTCTCCCGGCGCGGCAATATTGGCGGCCTTGATGATCCGCGGCACAACCTGGCCCGGCTCTCCTTCCTCGATCCAGTCTGCCAGGACGCGAAGCGCGCCCCCGGCGAATTGGAGCATGGCGGCAGCGACGTGCCCGCGCGCCGCGTTGATCGCCATCCAGACGCCCTCGTTCCTGACCAGCCGAAGGCCCTTGACGATGTTGGCTTCGCCGAAGGTGTCATAGATCGGCACGCCCGGCCTCATGCGCGGCGCATAGGCAAGAGCGTTGGGCGCGTCGATCTTGCCCGTCGGGAAATTCAGCAGCTGCTGCTTCAGCTCGGGCAGATCCTTGGCGAAGGTGACGTCGCCGCCAGCAAAGAACGGTTGCAGCGCAGCGATGAAGTCGAGTTTCGAGCGCGGCGCGCGCATCGCCTTCACCGGGATCAACCGGCCGCGCTTCAGCTGCTCCTGGCGCAGCGGCTGCATCAGGAACTCGTTGAGCCCGTCTTCCTCGACGCCGATCTGCACCGGCTGAAATTCGTCATCGATGCGGAAGGCCAGATCGATGACCTGATCGGGCATCAGCAGCTGCGCGCCGGCATCCCAAATGACGATGCGGTTGCCTATCCAGGAAAACACGACCCATCCCGTGGTCGCGCTCGTCTTGTGCGCGGTGCGCGCCGGATCGATGAAAGCGTAGGTCGGCTCCCAGGTCCGCAGCCGCGGCTTCACGACATTTGTCAGCATCTCGGGCTTGAATTTGCGGCTTTCGGCCGAGACCGCCCGGCACATGTATTCCCGCTCCCAGATCGCCGACTGGCCGCGGTGCTCGTAGCCGGCGCGCTCCTTGGTGATCCACTCCATCGGGAATTTCGCCGGCCAGGTTGCCGCCTCCTTGCCGGCTTCGTCGAGATAGACGATGGGGAAGATCAGTGAGCGGAAGGTCGGGTCGTTCGCGACCTTGGCGATAACGGCATCTTCGTCGAGCCGGTTTCCCGTCATCCGAACGCGCGCGTCCTTGGCGAGCGCCGGCAGCAGCGTGCCGAAGAGCCAGTCGTAGCGCTCCTTTCGCGCTTCGGGGGTCCTGACCGATTCTTCGTCCTCGATATCGTCGATCCAGCAGAAGTCCGGCCGCCACTGGTGATGCTTGACTCCGCGCAGCGACTGTCCGATGCCGACGGCCTGGATCAGCGGCCCGCTCGCGAGCTCCATCTTGTGCCCGGTCCAGATCCCGCCCTGCTGATGCCCGAACACCTCGAGCAGGTCTTCGTTGGTCTGCACCTCGTGCTTGATTGCCTCGACGCGCTCCATCGCGCGCGCCTCGCTCGAGCCGACGATGAGGCAGTTGCGAAACTCGCGCAGCGAGCCGCGCAGCGTTACCGCTTCCTCGCCGGTGGTGGATTTTGCCGCGTCGCGGAAGGCCTCGATCGACACCCGCGGCGCCGCCGCGTGCCAGGCCTCGATCATCTCGGCGTGCATCGGCGCGCTCGGGTCGGTATGCCGATGCGCGAACAGAACGGCGTGCGCCATGCGGCGGTCCCGGGCAAACCGGGCGATCACCGTCTCCAGCGCGTCACTCGTCCTCGTCGTCATCGTCGCTTTCTTCGGGAAGGCTCGCGTCGCAATCCCAAGGCGGGCCCTCCTCGTCCTCGCGCTCGGGCTCGACGATCGCGCCGTTCACGCTGGTGTCGTCGTAGCCCGGATCGATGAAGGGATCGGCGTAGGTGATCATTTCTTCACGAGCGAGAATCTCGAACCGTCGAAGCGGATCAAATCGCCGACGGCAGGCTTGCTGTCGGTCTGCAATTCCGCGAGCAGGACCCGTGGCTGAAGCGCCGAATGCGTGCCCTTCCCGTCGCCAGTCGGAAACGAGCCGCCGACGATTACGTATCCGTCCTCGACCTTGATAATCGGGTTTTCCCATGTCAGCGTCGTCATGGTCGGCGCGCGCCCTTTCTCCCTTCGTCCACCCCAGCCGCAGCGCAGGAGCCTCGGTTCTGCCCCGGTCGCAAGGTGCGCTCGCAGCCGCGCCGCCGGCTGTCGGAATCAGCGCTGCGGCATCTCGCTATTCGGCCGGAGCGCCAATCGTCCGGGCGGCTTCGGTCGGGCGCGTCGAGACCGGCTGCAGCCGCATCGATCCGTCGCTCATCACCAGCACCTTGTCGCCCGGCTGCGCATCAGCGGCGCCGGCGACGTTCGCGCGCTTGACCGTCTCGCTGATGCACATGCCATTCGCAAATCAGCACGTCATCGCGGACCTCGGCGATCGGCATGGCCTTGACGACATCAAGAGCCGGCTCGGGCTCTCCCGATGACGCTGCCGCGTCGCCGTTCTCGCCCTGGTCAGGCTGCGGTGTCGGGTCCTGCGCTGTCGGCTCCTGATCCTCGTCCATTGGTCCTCTCCTTGAGGGGGTTTCCCGTGTAGTGGGGTCTGACGTGTCGGTGGATGAAGTTGCCCGGCGACGGCGACGCAACGAGGCCATCGAAAACCTCCTTCGGGGCCTGATAGCCGTATTCGAGGCCGCCCTTGAACCGGATCTGCAGCTCGCCCGCCGCGTCGTCATAGCGCGCGGCCTCGACATGCGAGGATTTCAGCGAGGTCCAATCGCTCACCGGAGAGCCCTCGCCATCCAAATCCTGAGACGCACCAAGGCCCCGACCACGACTGCGATCGCAATCATCACGGCCAGCAACACGACATAGAGGATCTCGGCGACCATCAGCCGCTCGCTTTGGTGACAATCTCCAGCCGGCCGAGCTGCTCGCACATGCGGAGCAAGTCCACCGGCGACGTCTCTTCCGGGGCGAAGATCGAGGGCCGAACCACGCCCGCCGACCGCAACACCCGATCGACGAACTCGGAGCAGAAATCGCGGCCGGTGCTCGCCACGTTCTGACCCAGGACGAAATTCGCAAGACCAGCCCAGTCGTAGGCCGTGCCGATGTAGCCTTCGCCGAGGGCATAGACCGAATCGGCGAAGGGACAGTCGATCGTCACCCGAGCCTCGTAGCTGAAGGCCGCATAGTCGAGTGCCCGCTTCTGCACCCCGCCTTCGAAGCGGGAGCCGAGCCGGAACCCGTCCGGGGTGATGAACTCGGCGTGGCTGACCGGCCCGCGCGACACCTTCCGGATCAGCGCCGAGAGCGCATCATGGGAGGAGACGAACGAGACGACAACCGCGCCGGGCACGGGATCAAGCGGCGGCAGGAGCCGCAGCGGCGGGCTGCAACTTCGCCTGAAGAGCGGCGAGCTTTGCCGGCAGCCACATCGAGAAGAAGGTCGCGATCTGCTTCGAGAGATCGTTTCCGGCCTTCATGCCGTCCGCCTGGAGCTTCGGCAGCAGGGCCATCAGTTGCATCTGACCGCTCGGCAGAAGCAGGGCCTCGAAGCCTCCCTGCTGAACCAGCGTCAGCAAGCCCTGCACATCCGGCAGGATGTCGGCGTTCACGTCGGCCAGCAGATTGGTGAGCAGATACGTGCCGAAATCGGGAACCGCGGTCGCGGACTGAGCCATGATGATCTCCTGGTTTCGATTACTGGGCCGGTGTGCTCGAGGGCGCCGACGTGCTTGGAGCGAGAGTGGCCGGAGCCACCATTTGCCGCAGCGACGCTTCCTGCTGACCAAGCCCCACGGCATACCGCGCAGCCCAGTCCGCAACCTCCTGCTTCGTGAAAACCCCGGTCTCCAGCCCCACCGCAATCGCGATGATCGCGATCCACCGCAGCGCCGGCTCGGCCGACTTGATCGAGGCCAAAATCTTCGTCAGGTCCATGGCAGCCCCGGAATGTTTCACGTGAAGCACACTGAAAACGGTGTGAAATCTACGCGCCGACACCAGCCATTGTCCACACCTTTCGCCCGACCACCTAAATCTTGCGACCACCCCCAAAAGCGATTTCTGCGCGCGGTTCTCGGATGAGGGATCAAAATTCGCGGATGGGCCGTCGGTGGGGGCCGTTTTCCCCGAACACCTGAGCTCGCGCGCCGACCCCGAATTGCGCCGAATCACCCGTAATCCGCGCACCATCCGTGCAGCGGTCGATCGATCGCAGACAAGTCATTGACGAATATGGAGGTTTATGGTCCGACCACACCCTTGACGAGGGCGCGGGCTGTAAATCTGCGGTATCGAATTACCGCATAAACCCGGTCACGGCTCAACCTGCGGGTCGATCTGCTCGAGGGTCGCGATGGCGTTCTGAGGGCAGCCCGTCTGAGAGAGAATGGCGGAAAGTTGGGCGAATTGCGCGTCTTGGCATCCGAGCGATGGAAGGATCGCGGACTGAGCGGCGAGCGTCATGGTGATGCGCTCCTGCTCGAGCAGCGCTTGTGTGGCGATCTGTGCGGAGAGCAAGCCATCGAAGATCATGGCATCGGCTCGAAGGTGTCGCTGCGGGCTGTCCGGGGTCTTTCGACCCCTGCCCTTGCGAAAGGCTGCCCCATAGTAACCGCACCGATCGCGCGAGGCCACTGCCAAGCACGGGGCGCGGAACTGCGGCACATTGGCCGCCGATGCGGATTGCCGGCTGTCGAGCGCTATGAGCGCCGTCGCGTCGGGCCGCTGTCTCCGGGCCGGCGCGCGTCGACCGCGCCAGCGTCGAGCTGTCCTCCGGGAACACCCGCCCGGCCGAGATTGGGTTGCCAGCGCGACGCACCAAGCCCGCGCGGGACCGCTGCCGGGCAGCGGCTGACGCCGCGCTCGGCCAGGAAGCGCTGGATTTCTTGATCTTCGCGTGAAATTCGATTATCGGTCATCGAAACCTCTTGCCGGCGCTGCGGCTTGCGGTTCAGAAGGCCGGTCGAGCGTTCGAGCGCTCCCGGCCTTCGTCATTCCCGAGACCTACACCATCGGCGGTGTGAATTTCAAGTGGCATCCGCCGCGGCTCGAAGAACCGCGCAGCGGCGCCGCACACCGCGGCCCGCATCGCCCAGCAGCGACCGAGCTGCGCGGCATCGCTGCGGCCGTCGACCGGATCGCGCGCGCCGGACTGCAGCTGCGCCGCCAGCGCGACCGGATTGGTGCAGCGGCTCGCAATCAGGTCGACGTGATCGTACCAGCGGCAGTCGCGGCAAAGCTTGGTCATCGTGCGTCCTCCGTCGTCTTCACGCGCCGGCCAAGATCGTCGTTGAGCTCGCGCAGCCGGTCGGGCGTTGCCGGGCGCTGCACGCGCGGATCGGCCGCGGCGGGCTCGAGCGGGGCTTCGAAATGCGTGTGCCGCGGCGCGCGAAAGGCTCTGCGAGATCGCGCGACTATGCCTTCGATGCCGGCGCGCATCTTGGCGAACATCGCATCCATGCGCGGCTGAAGAAACTCGCGCTCGTTGTCGGTGAGACGGCTCCAGGGGATTCGCTCGCAGCCCTCCCGAATCTCCTCGGGATGCGCCGGCGGTGCGATCGGCTGAACCTTGGGTTTGCGGTATTTCGCGCGAAAGAACGCCTCGGCGCGCTCGACAAGGCCGCTGTTGAACCATGCGCCATCGGGATCGAGCGGCGAGTGGGTGTCGTCATTGGCGAGCACGACGCGGCGCCAGGCGTAGTCGTAAGCGTGCCAGTACCAGGTCTCAAGATCCGTGAATTCCCGCAGCGATCCTGACGCTTTCCTCATCGACTGGCGGAGGCGATTGAGGTCGGCGGCGCTGGGAAACTCCGTTGCCGGTGCAGGTTGAGCCGTCGCTTGGGCCGCTGCCGGCGCCTTGGTCGCGCCAGCGTTGGCCGTTGAGCCAAGTGGCAGGGAGAGCGATAAATCGGCCGTTTTCGCGGCGGTCGACGGTTTCGGCATAACGCTGCGCTCCTGCGATAAGCTCTTCAAGCGACGCGATTTTTATTGCTTTCAGGAATGCTGCCGCGGCGTGTCCGGGATCATCGTGTCGCGGAAATGCCGCGTACCATTTTTCGAAACCTTGCTCGGCCGCACTCGCGCGC